GTTGTTTACAAGAATCAGGTTATCGTTGCCCAGTATGGACAATGGGACCACTACCCAGAGGGACAGGGTGTTACGCTATTCAACATCCTAAAAGACCCTAACAATGTAAAGAACTTCATCAAGAAGATTCCACAGATTTACTACCCTAGTGATGAGCAACTTGAGGCTATCTTCAAGCCATTTGAGGATGGGGCTATGGCAGGGATGATGACTTTTGAGTCTGGTGATAGGTTTGAGGACAAGTATCCAAGTCTAACCAGAAATACTGGTGGAGAGATTTTCGAGGTAATCGCTGACTGGGATGACTCACCTATCCCTCTTGTCAGGGATTTGGACTTTGAGAAGGATGAGTTGTTTTGTGAGGGTCTTTACACTATCAACTTGGATACAGGTTTCTTCCACACCCAGTTTGGCAGACAAGACGGAACTTGGATAATCTCCCTTTTCTTGGGTCTTGAGTATCTAAAGGACATGACCGTTGAGGACTACATCCAGAGTTGTAAGGATGCTACTTTAGTTATGTAACTCACTACCCCCAGGACTTGACATCTTGGGGGCTAGTGCCTCGACGGCCCACACGATCTTTGTCAATTTACGAAACCTACAAAAAATCTCCCAAAACTTTGTAAAAAAATTTGCTAAAATGCTTGACATTGACTCACTTTTCTGGGACAATTGAGTATCAACAAAAGTTGATAAGTAATCAAAACAGTCCCTCTGGGGCGGAATAGGAAGCAAAATGAACACTCTAACTGTTGGCTCACAGTTCACCACCGCTAAGTCTGGCGTGTCTGGTGTTATTCAGGAAGTAATCCAGAACAAGAACGGCTCTTTCCGTGTCCGTCTTGATGTAAATGGTTCAGACCGCTGGACTACTGTAAAGTAATGTAAGTCTTGGGGGGTAGCGTTTCTTATCCTTTCTCTACCCCCCACTTACTAAAATGTCACACCCCTACCCTATAATAAACTTACCTTAGAAGAAAGAGATAACAATGTCTGGAAAGATTATTGCTCAGAAGAAAAACCAACGCCTAGTTGTCCGAACCGAGATTTGGAACACCAAGTCTGGTGAGGGTATCAAGGCTGTTGTCCGTAACCCAAATGGCACTTTTGATGGTGCTACCAACCAAACCCGTTTCTTGGCTATGCCAGAAGCAAAAGTCATTGTCAAGACTATTACTGAACCTCGCAAGAAGGTATTCGGTATTTTCTAGGCAGATGTGCTGGGTATCACAATAAACTACCCAAAATGTCACACCCTTCCCCTATAATGTAACTAACCCAAAAGAAAGTAGAAAGAAATGGCTAGAACCCTTTCCGTAAAAATCCCAACCGCAACTCTAATCGCAGATGTTGAGGCAACTATTGCCAAGATTGACGCTGACATTGAGGCTTACCCTGAGAAGGTAAAGCAGTATGAGGCAGACCTTCTGGCATACAAGTCTGAGGTAACTAAGTTTGCTACTGACTACATCACTAACAACGCTGACAAGATTGGCTTTGAGTATGACAGCACCATTCGTCTAGTTCAGAACCACTACTCTCAGAGCAAGTTTGAGATTGAGTTGGACATCTCAGTTATTGCTAACTTCCCACAGAAGCCTGTAAAGCCAGAACAGCCAAACAGCAACCAGCACTTCGGCAGGGAATACACCACCCGTAAGGCAATTCTTGAGAAGAACCTTCGTATCCTAAAGATGACCTCGCAAGAGGAAGTGAACGCAAGTTCCTACTCCTCTGTGATTGACCTAATCTAAGGGGACACACCTGAGCAAGTGGGTAAACTGCTCACCAAACTTCCAACTAACCTAGGAACGGTTGGCTGTGCTGATGGCTCTAACAGTAGTCAGATGAGCAAGTCCTCTTAGATGAACCGCAAGGACTCTAAGGGGCAAGGACACCACCCTGCTATCGGTTGAAGCATAGGTCAGAAATGATACTACCTGAGACCCTCGCTTGGGTGGTTTTTCCTTGTCTGGATCCTGGCCGTCGAGGGCCCGTTACCAAACCGTTATTTACGATGTCTAATTATTTTTCCCCAGATTCTTTACAATGTCAGCCCCTTCCTGTATACTTGTCTTATCAGTAATCCCCAACAGAAAGAAATCACATGGCACACGAACTAGAAACCGTAAACGGACAGACCGCTTTTGCTTCTTTGCGTGAACCTGCTTGGCATGGACTTGGAACCGTCTTCTCTGAGGAAGTTACCACAGCCGAAATGCTAAAGTTGGCACACTTGGACAATTGGAATGTCCGCTTGGAGGATGTAGCAATTCCAGAGGGCTTTGCCTCTGACCGCTCATTCTCATTTGTTACCAGAACCAACCCATTCAACTCAGAACAGAATGATGTTCTTGGCGTTGTTGGTGAGCGTTATGTTCCGCTTCAGAATGAAGACCTGTTTGACTTTGGCGACCTAATGCTAGACGGCGGTGGGCGTTGGGAAACTGCTGGCTCTATCAAGGGTGGCAGACAAGTCTTTGGTTCTCTTGCTCTTGAGCGTGAAACCGTTCTTGACCCTAATGGTGTATCTGACAAGGTGAACACCTATCTTCTAATCAACACTAGCCATGACGGTTCAGTTGCTATTCAGGCTTCAATCACACCTGTGCGTGTTGTATGTGCTAACACTCTAAACCTTGCTCTTAGTTCTCTAAAGGGTAACAAGGGTGTAAAGCAATCATTCAAGATTCGCCACACCGCTACCGCTTCTGGCAAGGTTCAACAGGCTAGAGAGGCATTGGGCTTGGCTAACACCTACATGGATAAGTTTGACAAGTTGGCTCAGGAAATGATTAGCAAGGAAATCAACAAGGCTAAGTTTGATGAGATTGTTGCTCTTGCCTACCCTGCCCCAGAGAAAGACGCTAAGGGTTCATTCAAGAAATACAACGATAAGATTGACTTGATTCAGTCTATCTATGTTGGAGAATACAACAACACCATTAGCGGAACTGCGTGGGGTGCGTTCAATGCTCTAACTGAGCGTTTGGATTGGTATCGCTCTGGGCGTGGTGGTGACAACGAATCTATCTTGGCTAGTGCTTCTGGCTTTGACCCTGTGACTACCGCAGAGAAGAACCGCTTGCTTCAGTTGGTCTTGGCTAACGCCTAACCATTCCTACCTGGGTATGTAGTAAAACTGCCCATTCCACTTTTGGCATAGATCTCGGCTCGACGGCAATGACTATCCATATATACAATTAGAAAACCTTCATTACGATCAATGGAATAATTTCCCAGATTTATAAATGTCAGACCCTACCCCTATACTTGTAAGCAAGTAGGAAAGGAAATCTAATGGCTAGATTTTATGTTCAAATGAAAGTTGACTTTGCTGGAGAGATTGAGGCAGAGTCTAAGGAACAGGCTGAGGAATTGGCTTGGACATCTTGGGGTGACACCTATGACAGCCCAATCACTTATGACGGTGTGTATTCCATAGATGTTGAGGAACTAGACGAGGAAGATGAGGATGAAGATGACGAGTAATACTTGGGAACCAACTCCAGGTGGGGTATGGGATTCTTTCTTTCGTGAGATTGGCTTTGATAACGGTGATAGTGAGGATGAAGATGACAACGACTAAGTCTTGGTATGATGACCTACCAACTTACAGTAATGGGACTATCTATCTTCTGAAGAGGAAAGGTGACCCATATGATTCTTATGTATGTATGGGTTGTTATAAGTCTTGGCTATCTACCGCCAAGAAAATGGGACACAAGGAAGCTGCTTGTAGGAGGCAAAAGAGATGAGTAGGGTTGTCAGAGTTAGTATTAGTTTTGATTACTATCCAGATGAGGATGAGCTAATGCTAGAAAACAATTTTACTGATGAGGGTATGATTGAATACTACAAGTCTGCCTATGTGGATGATATCTATTCCTTTGTAAAGTATAACGAACTGTATGAAGCTGTGAATGTGGAGATTCTATAATGTCATACCCCCCTGCTATAGTGGACACTATGAATGAGACTATTGAATGCCCCAGACACGAAGGTAACTTTGACTGTAACCCTTTCTGTAATCTATGTGAGGGTAACCAAGAGACTACCCTAGACGACTTGCTATACCAAGCACACTCAGTATCCTATGACGGCTGCCACAAAATCTATCTCAATATGGATGAACAACAGACTGAGAAGATGGCTAGCTATGGCTATGAGAAAACCATTGCTGGAACCAAGTGGGAAATGGGAGACGCTGTTTGGCGTTGGTATGAGGATTCCTGTTCCCTAAGATTCATTGACGCTGTATTCACCAATGACGATGACACTGATAAGTTTGTTATTGTTGTGCCCCAGAACTTTGGAGAGGATGAAGATGTTACCGATTGAGGACTACCGCAAATTGCTAGATGCCATAATGTCCGAGGGTCTTGATAAAATAGACTCACTATCAGATGAAGCACTTAGACAACTAATGCTATTAGTAGGAGAGAAATGAAGAAGTATCTGGTTACTTATGTTTGTGAGTATGATGTGGAAGCCTTAGACGAAGACGAGGCTATTGACATTGCTCTAGAGTATCACGCTAATCTACCTGACGGAGTATGGGAGGCAACCCTTGTTGACCAAGACTAATCAGGAAATCATTGACTATCTAATTGCTGACATTCACGAACTCATTGGAACCAGGGAGCAGTTTGTTACTGATGACCTTGATGGTTTCTATGACTACCTCTCAGGAATCATTGAGAGAAGCCAGACTATCCTAAGAATGATGGGTGTGCCAGAAGAGCAGATTCCTAATGATGGGAGTTGCTAATGGGTGAGATTACCTATGAGGCTGGGGTAGAGGATGGTCTCAACTACGCTATCAGAACAATTGAAAGTGCTATGGACAATCCAGCACTAGACATCTTGACACCAAGACAGGTTCTTGGTATACTAATTGCCTCACTAAAAACAAAGGATGAATAAATGGCTTGGGTAACTAATGACGGTGAATACAACGGAACTTCTATCGTATTGGAGTTTGACTTCAATGCCCTCAACGACCAGCAGTGGTCTAACCTAGAGGATATGTCTTCTATGGACAGGCTTGACTATGTTGAGGCTATCCTTGCTGAGGATGACGCTAAGGTTCGTCACATTGAGCTTGATAACTTTACAGAGGAGTGGGGTCTATAACAGGACCCCATTCTGGGCTCGATCGCCCTTATGTTATGTAAGCCTGGTAATAATCAAAAATGAATTACGAACCTCTTGACTTTTTTCCCGAATTCTGAGATAATGGACTATCAAATGAAAGTAGGAATTCATGCAGGTATATGCAGATAAAAGACCGTCCGTAAGTTCAACCACATGGACCAGGATATTTCACAACAGTGGTGTGACCGTATATGAGGCAGATAAGTATTACGATTACTATAAAGTTACCCCTGGATCTGGCAAGCCTAAGTATTTCTTTGGTGAGACCGCTTGGATGGATGCCCAGAGATTTGCTGTTGACAACTCAGACTTTTCAGCGTATAATGTATTCTAGATAACCCCTAAAAGAAAGTAACCCCAATGCACGTATTACAACGTATTGCAGTTCAAGCAGATGACAAGAGCCATGCATTCTATTCAGTAAAGCACTACCTTGAGAGCCAAATGGGTGGTAGCGAGTATAGCTATCCCTCTTGGTATGATTGGTTTGTAACTGGAGGCGGTAGGTGGAACGCTAACGAGGGTAGCCAATACAATGATGACGACCAGTCTATGACTATCTCATATGAGGATGAGCCACGTAAGTTCCTTGATACTGTTAATGAAGCTATCGCAGAACGTATGGTGGAATTCAATCGCTACCGCCAAAACTTTAATAAGAAGAATGTTGATATAAACAGTGTTCTTGATAAGTATAACGGACAAATGGACTTTGGCTTCCAGCTGTATGACCTATACAAGATGATTGACATGACACAGGGTAAGTGGGATTTCAACTCTTACTTCTATGACATGTATCACGATACTACCAACACAAAATATATGCTGGATAGTATTGACACAGGCAACAAAAACTGGTATCTTGTATTTGTAGATTTCCATTTCTAGAAGGTAGGAGAGACAGAATGGCAACAGAGTATCAAGGTTGGGCAGAGTGGGCAGACAAGTTCAAGCCTAAGTCTAATCATTTCAATAACTATGAGAACGATTACCTCTACGAAACTTATGGTGAAGAGGTAGAGTATGTTCAGTCTATGCACCCCAACTTTGTTTGGACATTTGTATCTGGCGAAGGTTGTGACCTAATTGTTGCTGGCTATGCTTATGTAAATAGATTGGGATACTACATCACAGAGAATCCTTGGAGTGATGACATGGACAGTGTCTTGCTATCCGTAGAGGAAGAGTGTGAGTGCTACAGCGATGACGAAGATGTATTGGTAGAGCGTAATGATAACTGGGGAGACCCAGACTGTGAGAAGTGTGAAGGAGCAGGGTATGTCACAAACTATGTTGGATAAGCGTAATAAGAATGCAGATAAGACTCTCATTGACTGGGACCTTAATATCTTCATGCCTGAGCAGTGGGATGAGGAGAAAGACGACAGCTACTTTGACCCAGCATCCTGGAAGATTCATGTCTATGCATACCGTGACGGTGACACTAATGAATGGGATGACCCTATTGACCTAACAGCTGAAGAGATTCAGTCTATTGGATTTAATAGAGACAAGTACTTCAAGAAAGAAGTTGACGTATGGTACGGCTTGGATGGGTTCAGACGTAAGTACTGGGACAAGCTGTCAGACAGACTTAAAGAATACTTTGACAAGCTACCCAAGTACTGGGAGGACATGCGTGAGGGTACCCCTGACGATCGTTTATAAACTAAACAAAGATTGCTACGTTGAGATTACTCCGTAGCGATATGGATACACCTAGTTAGGGGTAGCTGGGGTATCCACTGGGGGTGTTGATAGATTTCCTACTTTCTCTATTGACACCCCCTACCATTTGTGAGATAATGTATCAGGAGAATAAATGAATAGAGGAATGACAGATGAGGAAAAGGTGGCTGTGAAGATTGGCGACTTACTTGCTGACCAACGCCTCAACTTAGACAGAATTGGTTCTTATGTCGCAAGGACAGAACCAAGCACAAATTACAGACGACTAATGGTTGTAGCGGAATCCGCAGACCAAGAATGGGAAGAAAGAAATGGCAGACACAACGGACTTTGATGTAATCCACGAAATACTAGCAGATGTGTGGATGGACTACCGAGATGATGAGGCATTTGCTGCCCTAATGGAGTATGCTGACATTGGCTTTCCGCTTGCTTGGGCTATTGCTAATGGTGTAGTCCAAAGCACAGACCAATCTTGGGACTTTGTTTCTAACACTTGGGCTATGTTGCTCAATTTGCTCAAAGTTGAGGATACAGGGTTTGAGAAACTGACTGACCTGTTTGACACAGCAGACCTTAATAACAAAAAGGACTGATAGGGATCCACTGCTCAGCGTAATGCTGGGCGGTGGGCCGTCGAGGGTGGAGCCGTTATAAAATTGTTACCAAACCTTATTGCCAAACCTATTACGATGGAGTATAATATTTCCCCAATTTATCGAGGCACAGGCTCCAAACCTTCAAACCTTTTTATCCAAAATACATTACGATGGAAGCAAAAAAATCGCTGAAACTTTTGAGGGTACTTAGGTAAACCTAACCTATTCAAACCTTACTATCTCTGTTATACTATATACATGAGTCCTAGAGGTTTCCATCAAAGAGAATATATCTCTCCATACTTTACATCAGAGAAGTATATAGAGTCTGATCAGCATAAGGCTGAGGTAGAGCATTATATTACTATAGAGAATAGATTACGATCATGGTTTGGATACCCCCGAAAGTTGGCTATGAGGGTTTGGATAGCTATCCTGGTTTGGTCGGGGTACATCAAAGATCTAACAAAATAATTCCTGATCATTATACAAAATTCCCCCTATATAAGATACAATATCCAAACCATTATCCCTGATATCAGCTAATTCTGATAGCCTTTTTCCCCTATATAAGGATATAAAGGTTTGATAACAATATGGGGATATTGGGGTTTGGGGGTTGCAAGGTTTGAGGTTTGGGTATATAATGGTTTGAGAAAGATTACGGTTACGATGGAGCGGACGCTCCGTTACCTACTCCACATCTCTCCACTTTACTCCACTATCCAAACCAACACATCCAGTAAGATATATATTCATCAAACCAGGCTATAATCATATGCTCAGAAGCCACAGAATCGATTTTGGGAGGGTATCACAATCATTTTGAAATGGGCTATGGGCATATCTCCAAACCCTTCTATGGGCATTACTTGTAAAGCGAAGCTATTATCTCCCTATCCCATTAGCCAGATATGCTCCTATAAAACATGCTATCGCTATCAGGACATTTAGCCATGTATCATTCATATAGGGTTCTTTCTTATATAGGTATTACGAAGGGCTTTATAAATTCCCCGAAATTTTATAGCTATCTCTAGCATTACGAGATTCATTAAAGATCTCATGGTCTTGACTAAACCTCATACTGGAATAGTCTTGGTCTCCACCAAATCTAAAGAATCCCATAGTTACATATTGTCCATCATCAAAGGTTTTGTGTGGTCTCCAATGAGGATATTCATTAGGGTTAAATATAACAGCTTTGTTGTCTTGCATTTCATATACCGTCGTGTTTACTCCAAGTCCCCAGGAAGTATTAGACTTATATTGATAATCAACAATGACACTGTTGTTATCACCATCAAAGTGTGGAGGAAGGTTAGGTTGTCCATACCATGCATTATAATCTACAAATACGGCTGATGACAGATGTGGAACTACATGTCCAACAATATCCTGAACCTTTTGATGAATAGAATTAGCCAAAATATCTGTTAGGGAGATTGTATAAACAGCTCTACCAAGATTTGCGTCTTCTACTTTTGCTGTTTGTTTTGATACTAATTCATCTAGCATGGCTAGCTCTTGTTGAGTAAGAAAGTCTAAAGACTCATACACATTCTTCATGGTCTCTTGAGATACTCCAACAGAATATCCAGGTTAGGACCTAAGTCACTCTCATCTTTGATAACTGCATCATGTGTATTGACACAGGTATAGACAACCTTGTCTGATACCTCCATCATCATAATGAATCCACATACAGGACAGTGTTGTTTACTTACCATTGAACCACTCCATTAGTTCTGGGTTGTCTTTCATTAACATTAGAAAAGCATTCTCATATACCCCGATAAAGAAGTGCTCCCACTCCTCATAGCTTGCTTTCTTCTTAGGCATACCATTCTCAAAGATCATACGCATAGCGTGTAGAATCTCATGCATCAAAGTAACCTGCTGCTTACTTACACTAAGATTGTTAGCTATGACAATTAGATTACCTATGTCTAGGGTATAGCCATAGTTATTATCATTTAGCATACCGTCGGACTGTGGGTCACGAAACTCTATCTTAAAAGTTTGTGGACCTATCTTAACTTGCTTGGGTAGCATTACTTATAGCTTTCTGCGATGGTTGTCATTTCGTTTTTAATTAGTTTAATTAGATCGTTAATGTTTGCATTAGTACCGTGCTTCTCAGCCTGGAACATTAGGATACCAATAGCTTCGTACATGCCAATTTGGATACCTGCATCAAAGCCAGAATTCCAGATTTGGTAGTGCTTTTCTTCTAGTGCAATCTCCAGCTTTTTTAGTTTCTTTTTCTTCATGCTTTCCTTAAGTGAAAGATATTGTTTGTTTAATGAAAGTATACAGGGAATAGTAGAGAATGTCAAGCACTTGTGCTTGGAGTGATCTCTTATTTACCGCCGAACTTTTCGCCCGAACTTAATTTATTAATTAGTAGATTACCAGGCATTCTTGTTTGCCCTAGAAGCCCTGATCACCGATTTCTGTCTTTGTAATTTATTAGTAGGCCTTTTTATGTTTTCAATAAAACTGCTAAACTGCTCTAGCTCTTTATCCTGTCTAGAATGAATCCACTCAGCTCTGTCCCTAGCTTTTGCACTATAAGAGCTATAGTCTTTCTCAATCATCTCAACAGCAGCGACTGAGTCTTGAAGGCTTAGTGGCTTTATCAATACTGCAGCATCACCAATTCCTTCTCTAACATGTGGAGTGTCTACATGTATTGTTGGAATTCCAAAACCAGCTGCCTCTATAGCAGACATTCCATAAGTCTCATACCTAGACGGGACCAACAATATCCTGGTCTGCTCTAGATATTTATACACCTCTTCTGGTGACACTCTTGGCATAAGCTCTATGTTTTTAATTTTTGAAGCCTGGTCTTCAAGATCTGGGATGCCGTGTGTAGTTTCTGCAGGAGACCTAACAATAATAAATCTTTTGTCTGGGTATAGCTTTGCTAGATCAATTACCACCTGCACCCCTTTATTCATTAAAGAAGATAGTATGGTATAGGCATCTCCATTAGTGCTAGTGTTAGATGGAATTTTATTTATTGGTGGGTGAATAACCAGTGCGTCTGGCTCTCCCCATTGAGTTGCAGCAACCTGTGTGTTGTATATTGCATAGTCGGAGTGAACCACAGCCTCTCTTATGTTCCCTCCATATTTTGGTGGAGTGTGAACATTTACAATAGATATGGCACCAGCTGCCTTAGCTGCATGTACAGCTGGCAATGAAAGTTCGTTTTGTCCAATTACTACTTTTGCTTCAACCTCTAGTAGCTGTTTTGCTATTGGCATAGGGTTTGCTTTTGTGTTAAGAACATCTGGGGTGTCTATTTTTTTTACTTCTACCCCTTCAAAAGAATACTCTTCATCAGTTTTTGTGAAGACAACTTTTCTATTGTCTAAAGCAGATAAAGTTCTATGCAAAGAAACTTCTCCGCCCATGTTCCAAAATGGTGGATAGCCATGTGTTAGGGCAACTACCGTCATTTTATTGACCCTCATATCTTTCGTGTTTTGTGTTTATCCAAACCTGGTCTTGAAGACTCCATCCCCATTGATAGCTAACGTTTGCTAAAGAAAATCCAAGATCCTGCATGATCTTCATAACCTCTAAATTGTTTGAGGGTTCTCCCCAGGCTTTTCTTTCTGGTGTTTCAGTCTCTATGTGAGCCACAAGAACATCTTGCATTCTGTTTCCCATCCCAGAAATAACTGGGATAGAATGACCCTCAACATCAATTTTTAAAATGTCTATAGTTCCTGACGGAACGATCATATCTAATCTGGTTACTGGAACATTGATTGTTACGCTTTTTGTTGGATAGGCATTTCGTCTTTCTGACATTAAAGAAGATGAACCAACAAACTCATCCTCTGTCATTTCAATAAACTCAGAGCTTCCGACAAAGTTAGATACTGCTGTAGCAAAAACTAAAAAGTTTGGATACTTTTGTTGGATAGCTTCGGCTGCATTCTTTCTTGCTTCTACACAAATAACCTGAACATCTTCTTGAGCAGGTAATCTATCTAAAATCCACTGGGCATCGTCTCCATCTCTGGATCCTGCGTCAACAATCTTAGAGATTGGACCGCTAAAATGTTTTTGATACCCATCAATAATAGGCTGAAGCCAAATGCCACTATCCATTTATACTTCATTCTGTTCGATTTGTTTATTAATTAAAAGAGTTGTACTAATGCCTGGCGTTCTATGAATATAAAGCAAACTAATTCCTTGGTCATCCATCCAGGAAAGACTAGGGATTCTAAGTTGATGAGCTAGATCACGGTCAACCCAGTCAAAGCTGGCAACGTAAATGTCTGGACCATTATGAATTATTTGCTCATCTTGTTTTTCTGGTCCATGCCAAAGGATAACCTCATCTGCCAATCCAGTAGCAATAACATCATCTACACGTTCTTTCTGTGTTCGTGCAGGCACACGCTTGTACTCTGACATAAAGCTATCAGTGTTGACCGCTACCACAAGACGGCCATCTGGACCTGCTATTTTACGAGCTAAGGTAAGAGCGTTTATGTGACCAGCATGAAGTAAGTCAAATCCTCCTGGGTAAAGCAGCTTCATTGTTTCCCCCAACGACTAATAAACAAGGCATTGTCACGTGGAATGTCGTCAGCAAACATTGTTGTTCCCCAATTTTCATAGTCACTTGCACGAACATGAATAGGCTCAACTGTGGTGGCTTTCAGTCTTAGTCCAGCTTGCTTTGCACGGTGATACAAGTCATCGTCACCATGCCACCAAACAAATTGCTCATCCAGACGTATAGTTCCTGCACGAAGTCCAAAGCAAGCCCCAGAGAATGGACTGTAAACATATGGACCGTAATTACGAGACCAAATAAGATCGTTATCCTTTAGTTCATCTAGAAGTTCATTAATCATTTCAACCGACATTCCAAGGTCGTCGTTTAGGACAAGGACAGGAGCGTTTGGCATTGTCTTTGTGACATAATCAATGCCGAGATTCCACCAATATGTAATTGACATCTTATCCCAGCCATCAAGTTCTATTGCTCCTGGTACTGGCTTCGCATGCTCCCATGTTCTAACAATGACTGGTACGACACCAGCCTCAAGAAGAACATCAACCAATGGCCAAAGAGTTTTTCTCTCAGTACGAGTTGGGATAACTGCAAAAATCATTTTTGAAGTGCCTCTTTTGCAATTTGAAGACCATCTCCATCACGCCAAGTTTCAAACGCTATCCTGTCAAGATCACGCTTCACCTTATCGTTAGCTTCTTGGTATGTTTTATCATCTGGAGCTGCCTTGTTCCATCTATGTAGGTGAGACAGCTTTACATCTTGACGGTAAACAAACTTTGTAGCTTTACCAAGCTCTCTCCAAACATTGTCACAGAACAGATGCCTTAGTGTTGGCAGTGCGATCCACCCCAAGCGTTGGTACATCTCAATTGGTACAATAACATGGGTTGGAAGGTCTTGCCCATGCAAATGCTCTAGGCCATCGCTACCATAAACAACCCCAAGATTATCTTCCAGAGAGCTGATTAGTTTTTCATCCCATCCAACAGTTTCTGGTAGCACATCGTCACCAAGAATTGCTATGTGTGTAAAGCCTTCTTCAAGTGCAGTCTTTGCCAATTCATTAACTGAGTTAGCATAAAAGATTCTTTCCCCAACAGAATATCTGACATTGTCAAGCTCTGGGTATTTCGATTTATCATCATTGTCAAGCCTTGCAAATATTTCATAGTCAGTAGTGCATGTCTCTTTTGCAGCCTTTGACAATCTTTTTAGGTTGTGTGGTCTACCACGAGTTGGTACAGCAATCGCTAATTTAACTTTATTCATAATTTATTATACCACTTTCCGATAGATCTCTATGCCAGCATATAGGTTTAGAATCTCTATTGTAAAAGATCTATCATAGAAGTTGATGTTTGCACCGATACCCCAATGATCTGTTCTACCAATGTAAAATGAAACTGTTTCAAATAATACTAAGGCTCCTCCTAAATTCCAGGAACTCTTTTCATATCTGGCGAATCTACTCACCATTACTCCTGTCTCTAAAGTGCTCTGGTGGATGTGGCTGCACCTTTGTGACTAGGTAGATTAGGTCATCAGTTGTAAGCGAACGACCCCTTAAGTATTCTAGCATCTGAACAATGCGTTCTTGCTCATTCTCTCTACCAGCCCTATATGCAATGTCCCACTCAGTTTCAAATAAATCCATAGTCTACCCAGTCTCCCTTGTATGTATAATTTAGCCCATGCTCTGGTGTGTATACACAGATCTCGTCAGGCTCTAGCCATTTGGTTTGCTTATCAGATGTGATGAGGAACATGCGAGTACCCTGGGGTATTGCAGTCTCTGCATCCATATTCTTCATTAGATTAATAAATGTATCACGCTTAGCCATTACGAACTGTGACATGTACAGGTGCACCTTATCTCTTGTGATGTTACAATTATACACTTATCGTGCTGATTTGTAAAGCACCAACCAAATCTTCCATCTCCTCTTGCCATCTAAATAGTATAATGGTATACTCTATGAATGTCTAGTAAATTTAAATATCCTATTGACCCAGCTAAGATCTATACGCTACAATATGAAGACTTCTCAACAGAAGTAAGTGGAGAAGAAATATTAGCATCCTTTAGACGAGGTGCTTACTTAGAAAAGATCTTATCAGAAAGCGAATTATGGCCACAAACTTTCAATCAGAGTCCAGACGATCGGGAGACATCTTCGAAGACTTAGTTTTGGATGACCTATCTAGAACTGGCATAAAGAAGATTGACAGACACATTGTCCTTCAGGATGTTGGCGTAGAGGCTGACTTTGCATACAGGGATACTGTGGGCAGACAGTTTTATATTGAGGCCAAGGGTGGAGAAAGCAAAGGAAACAAGCGTCCTGGTGCTAGACGTACAGACAATGTAAAGAAAGCTATTGCCAACGGTGCCCTGATTAAGGCAGCGTATCCAGATGTTCAATTCGTGGTATACTTTTCAGAGCTACCAAAGTTTAATAGCTCATCTCACAAGATGATAAAGAATGCTATTAAGGCTGGGTATGTAGACGCAGTTAGGTACTTGATTAAGCTATGAATAATGTTAGCACTGATGTTCAGAATGCCAAGTGGCATACCCTTTGGAAAAAGCGTATGGCTGATGGAAAGCCTCGTGAGGGAGATTACAACTTTGTTGTATGGAAGAATGGTGGCGAGATTATTGTAGAGCCTTGGGATAGATCCCAACCCCCATCTATTTTTACTAAGAATGAATGGGTTAAGCTAGCAGAAGACTACAGAGAAAAGGAGTAATCGTGGCAGTTAAGAAGGGTAAGGGAGACCGCAACTCTCAGCGTAATAACGGTAAGGCTTCAAAGAAGAGGCCAAAGATGTTTGATCCAGTAAAGCGTAGGTTGGTCTCTGCATAATGGAGAAGCCAACCACATCAAAGTTTAAATACTTTCTCTCTCCAGAGAATACTTATATTATTGATTATGGTGATACCGCAGTAGAAATAACTGGTGCAAAGATAATGGGCATTCTTGAAGAATGGATCAGATCTCAGAAATCAAACCCTAAGTCTTCAGACCAGGACACATTGCAGTTTTTGCAATAAAACTTTATTGGGCTCATTATACATCCGCCTAGGACCCATTCATTTTCTTCTGCAAGCTCTACCAATGCCTGTGTAGGATAGCCATACACGATTCTTGACATTGGCTGGTCACATTTATTGCAAAAAAAGTTTTCATTCATAGTCTATTTTAACTACCTCTTTTATAAGACTGTGTATAATAGAAGTATGACACAAAAAGAAATTATTGAGTTCAGCAACAAGAGCTCACAAGCTTCGGTAGCTATGGAGCCAGTCATTCAAGAATTTCTAAAAGAAAATCCTGATGTATCTTATTCCAGGGTAAATTATGACGAAGATCCAGATCTCATTAAGATGTTGATTAAATCTCAGCCACCTACAATTGCACCGTTTTTTATTAGCTTCTCCGATGGTAAAGCTGTTGGTTCTGCAGCAGGAATTGTATCAAAAGAAGAACTAAGAAAGATTCTTTAGTTTTCTATTTCTGGATAAGTTGTCTGGCAGTTGTGGCAGAAGTGAGTGTACTCCTTGAATACAGTTCCACCAAGAACAATTTTGTCTAAGCGAGCTTGCTCTACCAGGTGTTCTGTCGGGTAGCCATAAATAATTGGAACCATCATTGCCTGGTTACATAGTGGACATATCATCACAATATTATAACACAGGTATAATATATTATGCTGCCAATTTCATATAAATGTATCTGTGGATATGTTGCGTATGGAATTAATTTTGAAGAGCTTTTATCAAACATCAGTCATACCGCTGATAATTTAACATGCCTTGCCTATTTACAGGACAAACGCTTTATGGTAAAATAGTCTTAGTGATCCACCTAATTGGTTCACCTTTATCATTTCGTTATATTTTATTTTTGCTTTTGTATAAAGCCATAAGTATAATAGATTCATTATTTAACAAGGAGTTAACATGACAACCGTTTATGTAAAGCCTGCCTGTGTGCAGTGTGACATGACCAAGCGAATGCTTGACAAGCTAGAAATTGATTACGATACGGTTGATATAACTCAAGATGACTCAGCCCTTGAGATGGTTATGTCTATGGGATTTAAGTCTGCCCCAGTAGTAATTACTGATTCAGATTCCTGGGCAGGATTTCAACCAGACAAGATCAACGCTCTCGCTGCTTGACAACCATCCCTGAAGGCTATATACTTTTAGAATGAGCATTCCAGATATCGACTATGTATTAGGAGACCACGTGGGTCAATTTGAATATTCTGTCGCCCTGTCTCCAATGAAACCAAGTGAAACTCAAGCAGTCGTTACTGCAATGAAATACGGAGAGCAAAAGGCACAAGAAAGAATCCTTAAACAGCTAGAAGAATTGGCTGTTAATGGATATCTAAACATCGCACTATTTAAGTTAAGAAAGATAATCAATAATGATCAAACCATTGAATGACAAGGTAGTAGTAAAGCCAGTTAAAGAGCAAGACAAGACAACCGCATCTGGATTTATCTTGTCTGCACTAAATGAAGAAAAACCAAGCGAGGCTATTGTTGTAGCTGTTGGTCCAGGACTAAAGCTTGATAATGGAGTTACCATGAAGCCAGACCTTAATGTTGGTGACAAGGTTGCCTTTGCTAAGTATCAGGGAACAGAGGTACAGTTTGATGGGGAGGACTATCTCATCCTTGCATACCGTGACATTGTTGCTGTGATTGAGGAAGTAAATGGCTAGAGATCTTTCTGCATTTAGAGCTCTTGCTTCTCCATATTATGAAGAGGCACTAGAAATCCTTGTAAAAAAGCAGTCAGACTACGGTCCAAAGAATATTGCATTTGCTCCTGGAGGTCCACTAAATGGACTTCGTGTAAGAATGCACGATAAGATGTCTAGGATTAACCATCTGATTGACAACGGTGCTACACCAGAAAACGAAAGCCTAAGAGACAGCTTCTTAGACATGTTAAACTACAGTGCCATCGCAATGATGGTGCTAGATGAGGATTGGCCAATAGAATGACAGTGTATATTAGAACCACGCCAGAACCAGTAAACGTCCTTGATCAAGGTTACGTTAGGCTAGTAGATGTATTAGGAGATGACCTAGCAGTGGTTAATGCTGCCAGAGTATCTTACGATAAAGAGTCTACAGACTTTTCTGAAAAGGATGCTAAGTTAATTAACTTCCTATTGAGAGAGAAGCACACTAGTCCTTTTAGACATGCTGCCCTTACCTTTGAGGTATATGCCCCACTTTTTGTGGCACGGCAGTGGTGGAAGTATGCGGTAGCATCAAGCCACATTGATGACCAGAATGGTTGGAATGAGTCATCCCGTAGGTATATTACTGAGGAAGAGAAGTTTTACATTCCATTGCCAAATGAGTGGCGTTCTAAGCCTGAAAATAGTAAGCAGGGTTCTGGAGAGCCAGTAGACGAGAAGATCGGTGAGAAGCACTTCAGCAGGCTTTGTGAAGCTGTTGTGCTTGGTGTAGATAATTATCACCAGGCACTTGAGGATGGCATTGCTCCAGAGATTGCAAGACTATTCCTACCTGCCTATGGCATGTATGTGCGTTGGCGTTGGACGGTATCCCTACAAGGAGTTCTTACTTTTCTGGACCAGAGGCTAGAGCATGATGCTCAGTATGAGATTCAGCAGTATGCAGAGGCCGTTCTTAATCTAACTAAGGATGCATTCCCACAAACGATTGCTGCTCTTTACGAGTAGTAATTAGGGGAGTTAGCTCAGCAGGTTAGAGCAAACGACTCATAATCGTTCGGTCATGGGTTCAAGTCCCATACTCCCTACAATGATAGTTTTAGGATGGTGTATAATATACCTATGCTTACTAAAGAATACTTACACGACAAAGGATATGATGCAACTGAGATTGCTGACCAGATATTCCTAATTGAAAACTTTTTGTCTGAAGAAGATCGTTTAGAACTTCTTAAGCTTGGTGAAGATGCTACCCAGGAAGATTGGGAAGGTGCCTATCTAGAAAACATGGAAGACTTCTGTGATGCTAAGTTTGGTAGGCGTGACATTTATAACCTAGTTGCAGAGGGAAAGCTAGAATTAACCACAAACTGGAATGATAAAATTCTTAAGATCAACAATCTTCCAGTAACTCAAAAGATAAATAAATCTATTCGTGATTTGTTTGATGGCATTGATGGAATTGGTAGTTCATCCGCTGTAGGAATTATTCAAAGACAGTATGAGGGCGTTGCCCTTACAGAGCATGTAGACAATCACACTGATCCATCCCTAGTTTATGCACTAGTTGCATATGTAAATGATAACTACAATGGTGGCGAGGTATTCTTCTCTAAGTTTGGCGTAAGTCTAAAGCCTAAAGCTGGAACACTGTTGGCATTCCCAACTACTGAGCAGTGGACTCATGGGGTCACAGAGGTTGAGGCTGGTCCAGTTAGATATGTTCTTCCTATTTTTATTTCTAGGGATAACTTTTATAAAGAGAATAAATATTAATCTTTTTCGTATATAGTTTTTTCTTGAAGATAACCGCTAAGTAGGTTATCAAAAACTTCTTTAAAAGAAGAATCATTTGTTGATAAGAAGCAAGAAGATTCAGACATGTAATTGTAAGATTTAAAAGACATTGCCTTATTTCCGTAAACCTTAACATCTGAAATCATGCTGCCACCAATTTCAAACATGTTTCCGTAAAGAGATCTCCATAACAGATTTCCATATTTAACAATCTTTAGAAGCTTAGACTTTTCTACTGGGAATGGTATGTGGAGCTCGTATGACAGAGGTTCTTGATACCCCATCCTTTTTAATTTATTTAATGTGTCTAGTATTTTTTTGTTATAAGATGATACACCCATTACATCCCTGTAGGTCTCATACTTTTTTTCAAGACTGCCTTCGTGATAGTATCCATACTTTTTCTTCAGGAAATAGAAATCATCGTTCATCAGTATAAACTTATCCTTAACTAATGGTGACCTGGCAATTTCATTTAAGCTCTTACTAACGTTGGCATACTTTGCAGAGTCTTGTTTCACAAATAAGAAATCTCCATTGTACCACGACGGTGCTTCACCTACGACCAGGATGCTTGCGTTAGGAAAATTCTTTACAACAGATCTAATGGAATAACGAAGCTCTTCATTTGGTCCTTTTCTACAAAGATAAACAAATTGCATGCTACATCTTCTCCAGACTTTCTTATAATATTAGTATAATTATATCATATGGTAAAAACAGCCAAACACCGTAAGGCAATGGCTTCTGTCTTGGAAGACTTGCATCTCTACAAAGAGAAAAAAGGCTGTGCTGATTGTAGAAATCACTACCCTCACTATGTCCTTGAGTTTGATCACATGCCAGGATTTCAAAAGATTGATGTTGTCTACCGTGTGCTGAGAAATTATGGGGAAGAGATGGCTTGGAAAGAAGTTTCTAAATGCGAAGTTGTTTGTGCGAACTGTCACAAAATAAGAACACACCAAAGAGAGCAAGAAGATGAGTCTTGAAGATCAGATTAGAGAAGTTTTATTTAGTATTGGTAAAGAAATAAAGATACTAAAGATTGATAATAACAACACAGTTATCTCTATTGACTACGAAAAATACGTGTCTGAGCTTAAATCAATATTAGAGGGGTATAAAGGTACCACCCATATCTAAACTCTTATTTAAAGAGATCTGGTAGACCACGAGAAGTAGTCCAGTCCTTACCAAAGTCAGCAAATAGTGCCTTGTTCTTTGCACTTTCAACAATTCTGCGTGACCAAGAAAAGCCAGCGTCTCCACCCCATGCAAGCCACATGATGTATCCATTAGATGGGTTAGCCTGGTTAGCCCAATCCTTACCCTTCTTGTCTACTTCGTGACGAGAGAAGTAAGAATACATACGCTTTACTGTGCTGAGCGAGAGTGTCTCTCCATTAGCCAACTGTCTAGCTCTAGTCCATCCAACAGCAGTTCCTGCACCTTTGGCTTTGCCGTCTTCTTTGAACTTAATAGCACGACGAGCAGCAGACCTGGCACCAGCAGGAGGAGAATAGCCCTCAGCTTTATCCATAAGTTTTTCATCTTCATAATCTTCCATACTAATATTAGGCATGTTAATTCTATTTACATCAGACATGAGTGCACCAATAGAATAAGGTGTGTAATAGTATACTCCGTCTTCTTCTTCCAGCATTCTAATAGCTACCGCTGGATTTTCTGGTGTAGACTGAACTGCATATGGGTTGCCTGGTTCTCCATATGTTCCACCTTCACGCATTACATGTTCTACCTGACCAACAACTGGACCTTCGGATGTAAGTGCGATTACGAAGTCACCCTCAGTGATCTCAGCATCTGCCTTAGATACTGGAACACAGTTAGGAACCATCCTGCCACCATCGCCTGGCTTCATGCCACGCTGAGTGTAGCCTTCCCAACAAGGGTCTGCCTTCTTTACTGGCCACTCATCTGGATTCTTAATGCCCATGCCACCATCATTGGTAATCATTTCCTTTTCGTCAATGTTACCTTCAGACTGGTTAATAGCATAGATTTGATTAGCAGCTTCTTCAGCTGTGGTGTGGCAACCCATTACGGTGCCGTCATCTTTTAGGGCAGGGTAGCCTGAGCAACCGTACGATCCCTTTTCTCCAACGTGATATGGCATAGTTATATTATAGCACTACTCTACAATGTATGTACCAGAAATGTGGAAATTGTCTGCTACATTTAGAGTCATTGGACTGTTGTAATCGAACGGAGCATCTTGACCATTACTGTCTGTATAGCTTAGCAATAGCTGATTGTTTCCAGCATAAACATGCCCACCGATAGCATACTGCCTTCCAGTAGATGCGTCATGCAGGCAGCCTGCAGCAAACTGATATCCATACTTGGCATCGAACGGTAGGTCAACATAATACTGACCAGATCCAAATGTAAGAATATTATCCATGTCTACCTGGATTTGGAAGTGTAACATTGGTCCTGTCTTTACATAACTACCGCTGAAAAGTGGAGCACCGTCAAAGGTTGGCTGTGTTCCTGTTGTTCCGCCATTAACTGTAAATGATGTTTCTACTGGTGCTGCATTAGAGATATCTCCAATAGTTGCAATCCTTGTTTCTCCACCGATAGTAGGTGTACCAAGATATGCATATGAACTTCCTGGGTAAAGAATAATATCATTGTCTGCTTCAAGAGTTAGGTTTGTTCCGTCTGATGCAATTTTTTCAGTCTTCTCTTCACCAAAAACAATTCCACCCTGTGTTGAATCTTGATTTCCAACAACCACTAAGTGATTTGCAACATTTCCATCACCAATAATTACATCATCGCCAATTGTTATATTATCTATTGTGCCGTTGTTTGTAAGTGTAATCTTGCTAAATGTTGGGCTGTCTGTTGTTGATAAGTCCTGTGGAAGAACTGCATCTTCTCCATCTGCACCATTTGCTCCGTTTTCTCCTGTATCACCTTTAGAAGATACTAGAAGCCATCCGTTTGTTGGTGGAGAGTATGAAGAAAACTGGCCAGTAGGATGGTAGTAAGAAGATCCTTGAAACTCAACTACAGATCCTGCAGCGTAGTCAATTCCATTTTCCCATTCACCTAAAAAGTTCCAAAGAGCATCTGCTCCATCAGCACCATCTGCACCAGCTGGACCTTCTGGCCCTGTGGGACCTGTAGGACCTACTGTGCCTTCTCCGCTACCTCCTGCTGTAGTAAAACGTGCCATTAGTTACCAGCTTCCAGATTTGTCTTAATGATAGCAACCTGAGAGTTGTTGGTAGATGTAATTGCATAAAGAGCATCCCTTCCTGGAAGTTCAAATGAAATAGCATTGCCAGCTAAAAGGCGGTAGCCATAGTCAGAGGAAGTAACTCCTTCGCCACCAACATAAACGGTAGCAGATTCGTGAACATTTTGAATTGTAATGTCCATTCCAGAGTGAAGCCCTAATGGAGTAAGTCTGGTAGCAGTAGAACTGCTGAGGGTCGTAAGAGAGTGTGTAGTCATGCTGTTATTATACCACGGGAATTATAAAATCCCCACACAGATACCTTGGCGATGCCCAGCTGTAAATGGTAACTAATCATCCTAAGGTTGAGCGACCTTGTCCTGTGTGGGGACTCTTTAATTATACACTAACTGATAGCGATTTTCTTTGGCTTCTTTTCTTCTGGAACACGCTTGTACAAATCAATGTACAGAATTCCATCAATCATAGATGCCCTGTCTACCTCAAAATATTCTGGCAGACTGAATGATCGTGTGAACTTGCGACCAGCAATGCCCTTGTGGACATAGTTAGCTGCCTCGTCCTCTTGACGCTCACCCTTAACAGTTAGCACATCCTTCTCTACTGAGATGTCAATGCCCTTCTGGTTAAATCCAGCAACAGCAAATTCCAGGACAT